CCTCGAGCCGCTAGTTCTTCTTCGGTTGGGGGTGCGAATCTACTCATGACTCACCCCTTATGATGCCGCTATTGTGCCACCAGTGTCAGAACGCTTCCAGTTTGTTCCGTCAGAGAAAGCCAATATTGCAGAACCTGCTGCGCCGTTTGAAACAAATACAACAGTACCTGCGCCAGCGGCTGATGCTGAAGGTGCGTTTGCTACGGTGTAAGTTGGGACGACGATGTCGCCAATAAAGCCAGCAGTTGAAGTCACTGGACCTGAAAATGTAGTCGATGCCATTTTAGTACCCTTTGCATAAGGATTTGCCTTGTAGTCTATGCAACGTCAGGCGGGCGGATACCTGTCTACAAAGCTAATATGATGCCCATTACAAAAACAATACAACACATTAAACCAAAAAGAAAGGGGCTACCGAAGCAGCCCCTCACAAAAACTGTAATTTACAGCTTATGCACCTGGTGAACCAAATACACAACGTGGATCTGAGAATCCAAAGCTGTAACGCTCACGAGCCTTAAAGCGCATGTTACCTGTGTCAAAGTCTGCTTCCATGTTAGTGGATAGCGGAGTTCTTTCAAAGTGAACAAAGCCGCGAGGCGCGTCTGTTTTGATGAAGAATGCATCAGGGTCAGTTAGGAAGTCGTTGACTGCATAACCTTCTGGTAACATCCCCATTGAACGTAGAGCGTTTGTGTCATTGTCGGCAGTACCTACACGTAGGTTAGATACCATCAAACGTTCTGCAACGAATTGCAATTGACGTGGGATCATTAACTTAGTTCCACGTAAAGCAACCTTTAGACCACGTTCGTCAACAAACCCTGCGATGTTGATTAGAGCGTCTTCTAAAGAAGTTTCGTTCAAATCAGCAGCTACAGCAGGAGTGTTAGCTAGTGTTCCACCGTTTGTTAACGGGTGGTTAGTTGCACAAAGAGCAACACCGTCACCACCAGCAGAAGCACCACCTGTGAACGCATTGTTCAATACAGCGGCAGCTTTAACCTGCTTAGAGTGAGCCATTGATCTTGCGAGGGCGCGTGTGTAACGACTGCCTAAACGGTCGTACAAGTTGTCCTCAATTGCTTCCTCAGTGATTGAGAATGCAAGTGCAACAGTTTCGTGGTTGTAACGAGCAGTGAATGCTTCGTTAGCGTCGTCGAAGTTAATTGCAGAACCTTCTGACTTAGTAGGTGCCGCACCAAATCCAGCCAACATTACTTCTTCTTCAAACGCACGGTCTGAAGATTCAGTAGTGAAGATTTCTGAATGTTGGTTTTCGTACCGATTGTACTCCATGCCAAACAAGGCGTTGAGACCGGGTTCTAGCTCTTTCGCTAGTTGTGCGCGTGATATAGCCATCTGTTAGCCCCCTTATACGCCAGTCACAGAAACAGTACCCTGTACAATACTTCCGTTTGGAGCATTGAAATGGTTGTTTAAGCGAACAATTAATGGAATACCAGCTACAGTGAAATCAGCATTTTCTGGATCGTCTTGGACGCCCATAATACGCATAGATAACGCCGCCGTGGTAGCGATTGTGTTTAGGTCAGCAGTTGCTGAAGAGATACCTGTAGTATCACTACCGCTATTGCCACCTGCAAACGCGATGTTAGCAAATACTGCTGCGCGTACTTCCGCTTCAGTGTTTGCCGCAGCCACTACGTTAGATGTAGCGATTGTGAACGTCTGCATAGGATCGTCATAGACGAAAGCCTTGACAGGGTAGTTGGTATCAGCACCAGAACCTGGCCATGTGTTAGACCAGATAGTTGCGCCTGTTGTAGAAGAAACGTATTCACATCCCCAGAACACACCAACAATAGAGACAGTACCACCAGCCGCAGCTTGTAGATCGTCAATTACACCAGCCGCAGTCGGTATTACCGGCTGACCTTGGTATAGTTTGTTTGTGTTACCTGGAGCTATGCGATATTCCGTTGCCCCGGTAGAATTGGCTTGTTGGCCAATTTTCCCAATGGGTCGTAGCCCAAAGGATCCGTTAGAATTTGCCATAATAGCACCTCAATAAAAGTTACTCGGAGTCTCTTCGTGAGCCTCCGAAGGATACACGACTCTGCCGATTATTAGTTATCGGCATTGAAGGATGTTGGTCCTTCATTAAATCCTGATCAACTGCTACCATTTGTTCGCGGGTCCGGTTCCCGTAATACTCGGATCGTTCTTGGGCGGTTTCTACAGGTATGCGACACAGCATCAATCCACCTTGTCCGATGATGCCCTCAAACCGACCTTCGTCGATAGTGGGAGCTTCATAGTCTGGATACTCGTCCTTACGAACGGGTTCCCATCCTTCGCGTAGCTTAGTGTTGACGTTCATCTTATCGTCTTCACCGCGCATTGCGGTTCGAATCCAACGATGCACAAAACCCGCAGGGGCTTCTGGTGCAGCAAGGCGACTGGGCGGTGCCCATGGTTTACGGCGCGTTTCTTTTTCGCGTGTTACGCTTTCGCGTGGTTTTCTGTCAGTCATTTGTCTTACTCCTTCACAAACTTTGCATATTCTTCAAGCGGAACGTTTAGTCGCTTCGCCATCGCAATTTGGGAGGGTGAGAGTTTCACCGACCTACGCGCCTGTTTTGCAGTGTTGCGGGTAGCTGAAGCGCCAGCAGGTGCGACCTGTGCTCCGCCCGATTTCTTAGCCTTCGGAAACTTCTGTGGAAATTCTACCCGAATACGCTTGTCTACTTCATTGTAGTACTCTTCGGTCGCCGGGTCAAACCCTTCTTCCTCTACAAGTCGTTTATGTAAACCAAACGCGGCATAAGTCATGACCTCATCTGAACCAAACCATTCATTTTTACTCGCCCAATCTTCGGCTCGTGCATCTGGTTTAGCCGCAGGTGGGGCTGTTGGTGTGATAGGAGCGGCCGTCTGTTCTGGTTCTTCAACCTCTCGCTCCAATCGTTGTTTCGCTGTACGAACACGGTCTTGCTGAACAGCCATCTTAGACAGTTGTTCTTGTGCTTCAAACATCGCATCCGAATCTCCTGCCTCATAAGCTTCACGGTATTTACGTTTGACCGCATCCGTGTGAGCTTCTAAGCGTGACTCTTCTGAGTTAACGTAGCCTTTGTCTAAGTTCTTAACTTGAGACTTTAACTTATTGTTTTCACTCAATAATTGTTGAGCCATGCGAACAGCTTCTTCACGATCTCTTTCTTCTTTCCGATATTTCTCGGTAAGTTTCTTGATTCGCTTCTGAACGTTGTTACTATAACTCTCCAGTTCATCAGGCTTTTCTTCAGCCGGTTCTTCTTTAGAAGCTTCGACTTTCGTCTCTTCCTCTTTTTCCTCAGAAGGTTCAGCGTCTAGTTCAATCTCAACGCCTTCTTCTTCTTCGATAATTTCTTGTGCTTCTTCGTTCATGGCACTCCCCTAAACTTGTTTAATATCATCAGGTTCAAGAATTGTAGCAATCACTTCGTCATCATTAATGATACGAACTTCTCCACCGTCAATCTTAAATCGTGATCCAGAATATCGTCCAATACATACCCATTGACCTTCTTTGCACCAGGCATCTGAGCCTTTGCCAAATTTATTTGGGTCTTTGTATGCTAATGGTCCGACCTTTAGAACATACGCAACAACCGTAGCTACGGCCTCACGAGCTCTAATTTCGTCCGGAATATGTAGACCACCCTGTGTTTTAACGGCACCTTGATAAGGCATCACTAATACACGCCATCCAGTAGGCTGCGGTAATCTTTCCAAAAGGGGTTTATCTAATAGAGAAGGGTCTAATACCTTCTCGGTTGCACTAACGTATGCGCTATTCACAGCGGATGAGTCGGCTTTAGCCTCCTCCCGTTCCTTGTTCATTTTCTGCGCGACGTGGTCAGGTACTAATAAAGTCTTCGTCATCGTCTACGGTTCTTTCCAGCAGGGCTTTGAATTCCTCACGAGCGTAAGTAAGGCCCCGTACCTCACCTACCATGAGTTTGTAATGCTCCCAGTCTTTGCAAGCATCACTAGCAAGAGCACTTGCAATATCTTGTTCGCGCTCTTGTAGTACCTTATACATATGTTTTGCAAAATCAACAACATCCATTAAAGAATATCTCTTTCTGAGTTCTCTGCAACCGATTTTATCGGACCGCCCTTCACCCAATCGTCACAAGTGTTGCTTGATTGACACATAAACTTATATATTTGACAGTATCCTAGGTCACCAGAGTCATCTCCAATGCAAGCTAGCATGTCTTCTGTCTGATTGTATGCGCCACAATTGCCGCAAACTTCTGTTAATTTAAAGCCCCCGTCTGCCGATGGATCACGATAAGATGCTTGTTCCTCTGCGGACATACGGTTCTCATCGTTGATCTCGCCATCTTGAGTAGCCGATGGGCAGCTAGGACCATCATTGTCCCCGTCCATCTTATCTACCGGAATACCATCCGGCATGATGCTGATCATGATCGTAGGCATCAGTATGTTTTCCCACGGTTAGCATTGAAACGAACATCGCCACCATAGCTGAACTTTTGAGTTTCACCCGTATCATCATCGATAATGATCATCTTGTCTTCAGCGTCCATGTTTTCTATTTCATCAATAGACTCTTGATCTAACCCTAAGTACTTAGGACGTAACTTAGGCTTTGGTGATTTCTTTGGTACGGGCATTTTACTCTCCTATATCATTTCTAAGGCTTGGTGTAATGTTTCTTTGTTACGTCTTGTCCATCCACGCCCAAACGTTTCAAACGTCTTTAAGCTCTTATAGAAGTCCTGACGGACGCCGTAAACATAATTTATTATTTCAGCGGGATCTTTCTCCATAATAAGACCTAGCGTCTTTGGTCCTATGGCTCCGTCTTGCGTAGCCCCAACTGCGCGTTGCACAGCTTTTGCAGGTCTACCCGATCCGGAATTCACGGCCCAGTCCAGACAGGCCCAGTCTAAACCAGAAGGAAGTGAATCTCCTTTTACTCGATCCCAGTAGTTCTTCTTGTATATCGGAGCTACATCTTCGGGCGTTAAGTCGCGCATTTCCTGTTCAGTAGACTCTCGTCCAATCCATTCATCGTACACACGTTTGGTGACACCGAGATTAGTCATACCCCCTGGATCCTCGGGATGATTTACAAATCCTCCTTCGTGGGCAAGTAGCATATCTAAACACTTATTGAAGTTCTCTTTCATTTTTTATTCCCAAAATACTTACTAACACCACGCATACCAATACTCGCAGACACTATTCCACCTAGAGAATACTGATACCAACCAGGCATATCCGCTAATGCAGCGAATCCTGCTTGTACTATTTGATTACCCCAGTCCCCACAGAACGCCAAAATAAGGGGAATACTGAACAAAAGTGTGATCCATTCGTCTTTCCAACTATTCTCTGTGGCTTTCATTGCGGCCAGGTCCCAATCAAGTTCTCCAGTGGCAATCTTCATTTTTGTTTGAGCTTCAGCCTGCTTAACCGCAGTCTTGCCCTCGATCATTGTACCGGCTAAGTCAGCGACCTTACCTAGTAATCCTAGTCCCATCATTAGTTATTTTCCTTTCCTTTTGTGTAGGCTTCCTTGCCGTAGAAGGCAGCAACAATAGCCGCAACAGAAACAAAATACACACCAGCAATAGAAGCTAGCGACTTCATGGCCTCATCAAGATTAGCCACATTACAAATAATTATTGCGAAAGGGTACAGCAACATGCCGAATAATGCAAACCATGCCATCTTGCGTTGTGCATCTCTTTGAGCATCGTCATCTGCCATCTTCAGCCTTCTATCTTCTAAGGCCAGTCTATCCCACTCGGATTGATCTATTGATCCATTACCATCTACATCTGCTTTTTCAAACTCTGTCATGTGCTTCTCCTAGTCTGCGAGAGGGTTGTCTAAAGCCCTCTGGATCTTATCCATTAGTTTTTCCTCGAGCTCTTTCATAGCGCCACTTTGTGAAACCCTAACACGTTCACGTTGATTTTCAAAGCGAACTTCTGCGTTATCTATCATAGTACGAACCTTGTCCTCTGATTCACGTACCATATCTTCTACACGATCCGTTTGCTTTTCAATGCTAAGAATGTCAGAACGTAATCCATTTTTGATGTCCCGGCTGTATTCTACAGACTCTTCAACCTTTTCAGATATGCCCGTTACCTTCGCATCCATCACATCCATTGCTTGTTGGTATTCCCCTAAGTCAAGTCCTGCAACTTCCTCGATCTTTTGGTACATGACGAAACCACCGTACAAGCCACCTACGACCGTAGACAAAAACGCCAGTATAGCCATGATTGAACCAAACGACATCTTCATGCCACCAGTCTTAAACTCACGATCTGCAAGTCCATCAATGTTATTTGCTATCTTGGTAGTATCCATTAGTTTTCAAACTCCATCTCTCCACCGGCGTTCTGTAGGTTCTTTAGTGCTTCTAGCTCATCGCGTAGTTTTTGTATCTCTAACCTACGTTGCGCTAGCTCTATTTGATAAAGGTCGTCACAGTTAATACGAGCCTTGGGCTTGTCTAATGGAATAACTATCCTTGCGTATACACCTATGTCTTTGCCACGACTGCTAGTATCTAAACCTGATAGCACACCTGTTACGCCATACTCTAAGTTTACGCCTCCACCGACAGCGTTACTGCACCGTGTACTACCCGTTGAAAACGAATCCGATTGGTAGTTCATTGGCGGGCTTGGCAAAGCAAGCGAAAGAGAGCTGTTGTCGGCCACAACAGAACTTGATAAAACACAAAAAGCTAACGCTAATCTCATGCAGGTTCTCCGTCTAGCCTTGAGCATATTGTAGAAGAAACAAGTGTCCTGGATATATTAGTTTTCCTGACCTTTGAGGTTGTACATAGAAAGACTGCTTCGGGTAAATCTCTCTTCCTTATGTAGACATCAAAAGCTTTATATTCTTTATAATCAACCTTCATAATTCTATACGGCGTAGAAAAAGGTATAGGCATCCAGTTTAAATCAAATAAATCGACCTGATAGTAATTTATTTCTTCCCTAGAGTTAAACAAAGACATTTCTACTTTAACTACGTTTTTGACGTGGGACATCTTTACTTCTGGATAAGCAGGCGTCATTTCGTGCGCGAACGCACTAGAAGCAGCTAACATACCTATTATGAGTAACTTACTTAGCGACACAACTGGCCTGCACAACCGCAGTGTAGTTGCCTCCGGGAAACGGTTTAGCTGAACCGTACACAGCACTAGAAGCAGTAGAGAACCATGTTGACCCCGCGAGCGTAAGATTAAATATCGAAGTGTTATCTACGACTACTTTAGCATCGTTATAAGCGGACATTCCTGACACAGACGTTTGTGTGACCGTCGTACTACCTGTCCACGCTAATGTGTCTGTTAATGTAGGGGAAGAACTAAACGATGTTGGATGCGTTATGTTAGCTGTGTAGGAATTCGCAATGGATACATCGTATCTAATTACTGGCAATACGCCCCCGTCAGAAGGAGTAGTGCTTAACTTACTAGCAATCGGGTTTCCGTATACACCGCTTTTAGTTGTTTGGATAACACATTTGGCTTCTACACTCCCTGTAATATTTACAGTTGCGAAAGCTGGTAGTGCAACGAGTGAAAGTGTTGCTATTAGATACTTCATATTAAACCTCATTTGTTATACTGCATATCAACCATCTTTTCATGCAGAATCTGTTGTGCCAAATTATTGCGAAGGGCTTTCTTGTTATCAGGTATCTCTGAATCAGCAAGACCAGGGGCATCAGCATACGAACCACCGTTAATAGATGCATTGTAATACATATTAAGATTAGTTTGTTGATTGATAGCCATAATAATCTGATCTTGTCCTTGCGTTTTAAATAGGGTCAACGCATTGGCAGATGCCGTCAGCCCCATCTCAATCCTAGTTTCTTCTTCCTCTTCCTCCTCAGAAAGTATCAACTCTCCGTCTTCATCATACTGAAAGTCTGTGTCGGCGTCTATAGCGTCTACAACAGCGTCATCTTCCAGTGCATCATAGACTTCAATCACAGGAAGAACAGGTATGGGCTTTACATATCCTGGGCAGTTAGGATTGGACTGCGGTTCAAAGCACTCGTCGATCCTATAGTTATATATAACCACAGCATCTTTGACCGAACCTTTCCCTTCAATGTCAATTGAACCGTCACCCCATTTGGTAGCCGGAATGTTAGAAAGGGGAAAGGATTTAACGATGGTGTTGCCGGGAACTCCCGACCAGTCGTCGGTTTCTCGAAAGATATAGCCGTCTCCGCTAGCGTTCTTATTTCCAACGTGGACTTTCATGTCGTCTTCTGGGTTTTTGACCGTGGTGTATCTGTATAAAAGACCGTTTATATCTATGCCTGGGATATCAGGCAGGACGGAACTCATCCCCCAGCTTAGTGCTGTGGATGCGGCGTTCCCTGTTGCCCCATAACTATAGGGATCACAAGAAGAGTAAGAAGGCCAAAGTGCTAATAATAACACTAAGACCTGTTTTTGTTTCAACGTTTTCATTGAACATCTTTCTCATAGGATTGTTCTGATCTCTTTGTATTTCTTCTTTGACCGCTTCCATTTCCCATGCCAGTCTAGCTTTATCGCCTACCAACCCATCCTTGGGGCAGGGCGTCCCCGCGTTAAGCATGGCTTCAAACACTCTTTCGTCCTGACACATTACGGATACAGCAGCAACTTTCATGCCCATATCGTACATAGTCTTGGCGTTCTTGAGCTTCTCACAGTTCATATCTCGTACAGTTCTACCCGCTGAAATACCAAGTATCTGTGTCTGCACCGCCCCCGCGACACCTACAGTACATAGGTCAGAGTTGCTTGCGCTAATCTGCGGAGAAATCGCAGAAGGCGGCGGACTGTTGATGGTGGTATCCATCGAACCGTCAGAAGTTATAGTGCTGTTTGTATCAGTTCTGATTGTATCGTCGGCGGATACAACCCCGCCGATCATAATTAGTATAGCCGCTAAAAGACCGCGGGTCATCTTCTTTCCATAGCCTGACGTTGTACGTCAATGCGTTCCCTGTTTACCTCACTGCGATCATCAGCGATCTGCTCTTGAAGTTCTAGCCTAGCGGAATCAGTAGTAGCTTGTTGTTCTAGCTTCATCTGGTCAAGCTGTAGTTTAGCTTGCTCCATCTGTGCTTTCTGCGAAGCTTCCATCTCTTTGATTGCTAGTTCCTGCATACGGATAGTTACGAGCGGATCTTGTTCTGCGCCGCCTTCACCTTTGTATGTCAGTAGAGGCATAACCTCTTGTAGCAACTCTGATTCAACCTGTGAAACTCGAGCCTCCACTTGATCTGGGGGCATTTGAGACTGTTGCATCTGCTGTTGCAGTTGAGCAATCTGTGTCTGCGCCATCTCAGGAAGCAACGCTCCTGCTTGAACTAGGTTTGTAATCTGAGCAATCTGTTGTTGTAGCTCTTGCATCTGCGCTTGTTGCATCTGCTGCATCTCCATTTGAACCATAACTCTGGCTTTCATACTGATGTGTTGGAACACATGACTGAAGATTGCCGCCAGAACTGCCGGTGTTTGTTGTAGTATATCAAGTTCGAGCATAGCCAAGTGACTCTGAATATGCGCGTCGTGATCCTGTTGAGGGAACGCTTGTGGTGTTTTACCACCAATCATAGCCGCATTCTCCGTAGCAGGGTCTTGAGGCATAGGTTCTGGTGCCGGTGGCAGAAGCTCGTCTATGTTTTGCACCTCTAATGCTTGATACATTCTTCGATACGCCGCATGCAAATCATGCATCTGCGGGTTAGACTGCGCCAGTTGGAGCTGTGTTTGCGCGAGTGTAACACGTTGCGACATTGAGAAGATGTTGGGGTCTGAGACTGGGAGGACGTCTACCCGAGCATCAAAGTCTTCAACCTTAACCTGCGCCTGCGCTCCCGCTACTTGATAGGGGTACATAGGAGGTAGGTTTTCAGAGAAGATACGCGCCAGTAAACGGAATTCCGTCTTCTGAGCGTAGTGCAATCGTTTATGAATCGCGGACATAACTTTCATCCCGCGTTCCAACATAGCTACTGTAGTTCCAACAGGAGTTTCCTGACCCATGTCCGAGATCTGTTGATCAGCTAATGCAATGAACCTACGTCCGTCATTTACCAAGCCACCTAGTAATTGAGCAAGTGTGCCTGATGGTTCTTTGTAGGGTAAAGGAACGATAGCGTCTCTAATGCTTCCTCCTGGGGCGTCAATGTCTCTCCACTCTCCAGGCTGTAACGGCTCATCTGCGTTGCGTACACGCACTCCACGGGCTTTAAAACCTGCTGGGAGGTTAGCGAGTGTTCCTGCATCGATAAGCTGACGTAGGAGGCTCGTTGCCGCTCTGCCTAAACCACCAATCATGTGGATTAAACCAAAGCCGTAGAACCCAAGACCAGGCATAAACTTGTAATGAACAAAGTACTGGCGCTTACGCTTGAATATATCTTCCATCTCGTAATTACGACGGATAGATAGGATCGAACCAGAAGAATCGTCCAGTGTTACGATGTAAGGTAACTTGATTCCAGTAGGTTCTTGAGTCTCTGGATCCATGTCCTCGAACCCTTCGAGGTCTAAATCAACGTGCATCTCTAGTATATTGAGGACATCATCGCTGTAGTTCTTAGATAATCCCTCTAATTCGTTTACCTTCTGGCGTACTTGATCCTCTTCTACATCTTCCGAAGCAGACAGATCAACGTCACGGTACATCCCCGCATACTGTAATTTTACAACTTCGTTTAAATCCATGCGTAGAACGTGGGTTACACGGCTAGCTGTGGCTAAATCAGATGCAGAATAAGAAACAACGAGATCCTGTGCAGGAATAAACTTCGCAACAGCGCGTTGTTTCGTTGGATCGAAGTAAACTTTCTTAAATGTAGAACCTGACAGCGGCAAATAGAACAACATCTGATCCATATCTGGATCGTATTCTTCCATAATCTCCGTAATCTGGTAGTTCATGAAGTCTTTTACACGCTTGGCTTGCTCTTCTCGTGCGCGGTCTTTAAGTCCAAGGACCGCGGTGCGTACTGGTCCGCCCGATGGTAAGAGTTCCTTGTATGCCTGTGCTTGGAACTGGGTTACGCTTTCACTAATCATAGGATGCGTAATGCCAGAAGCCCCTTCAAATGGAGTAGACCGCTCATCCGTCTTGATTCCTAGTAAATCTAAACCGTTGGTGTATGCGTCTTCCCATTCAGAACGAGAGGACAAATCATCTTGGTACATGCTGCGAAGATCAGAGGACAATTCGCCCAGAACCCCGTCATCTAGGAACTCCGAGAGGTTCGCGTCAAACGGAATAAGATCCTCTTGGGTCAGTCCGTCTAGAGCATTGAAGTCTATAGGCTGAACAGTTGCTCCGCCCATTCCATCTTCTATAATCTCGGCACCCCCTGGAAACTCCATGGGTGCTTCTACTGAAACTTCTAATTCGGGAAGTCCTGCTGTGTCGTCGAGGTTAAGGCCGGATGCGACCATGTTTGGTGGTAATGCCATTAATAATACTCCCGTTTACGGGGCCTCCATTCGTCGTCTTGTGTGTCCTCTCCGTGAAGAGAGATAAATCCACCTCGACGGAAACGCATAAGTGCTAGTGTCATACTATCACAATAATCGTCGTTGTCACCATTAGGAAACGAAACAACTTCTTCAATCACTTCGTCTGCAAATTTCTTGTCGTCTGGTGCCCATACCATTCCCGCTTCAAACAACGGTGCAACCATGTGCATTCTGGTTACCTTATCACTTCCTTTGCCCGGTGAGAACCCCAATGCGGGTATTCCTCGCAGTCTAAGTTCGTCAATGAGCGGCGTACCTGTCGCTTTTGCCTCTACCAACACCATATCAGGCTCCCAATACTCGTGTTCTTCGAAGGCAACCTCCTTTAGTTCTGGGAAATTCCAACGACCACGCTGTGCGTCTAGCAGAATTATGTTGTCAGGTCCACCATCCTCTGGTTTGAAGATGCCCCAAGTCGTAATAGCAGAGTAATCCGCTGTTTCCTTCTTGGAAAACGCTGTATCGTAGGACTGTAGTATGTAATCGAGCCTAGGAATCTTCTCTTCTTCCCACGCATTCCACCATTCGCGTTTAATTATCGCCGATTCGGAGCCTGTGGGGTTCTGTTGCCACTGCGCGTTCCATTTGCCCACGGGCAGAGACGCTTTGATGGACAATAAGGCGTTCTTTTCCCAGAACTCTGGCCATAACGGCTTGTCACTAGGC